GGCATAACTGCATCCTATTGGTGTGTTCTTAATGGCATGTAATTCTGCGTTTTTGAGTGAGGTTGGTTGTTGTGAAGGCAGTACTACACTGGTGTGCTGTGGTTAATAGTCTGACTTAACTGTTGAAACGGATTCGTGAGCAACTCCTCAACATATCACGGCTCCTCCAGGTACGTCACTTCTCTGGAATACTATTCCTCTAGCTTCCTCCACAGTGTTATTGACATTGATTGACTCATAAACAGCTATTCCCGATTCGTGAATGTACACTTCAGATCCTTTGATGACACTCATCTCAACTCCTGTGTGGGAAATTTGACAGCGAGCCTCTTGCAGTAAATTCTACATTCATCCGTGATCAGAAGTCACATCAAAGAAATGAGTGTAAAAGTATATATGTGTAGCATTCCACCAATACATCATTCTAGGCCAATCTTAGGGGTCAACGTAAAAGTCACTCATTACACATATAACTGCTGTCTTTTTATCGAAGTTATATCCAATGTGTTCAAGATAGTCTGCTTTGAGATTTTGTATGTATGTTCTAATGTACACAGAATTTTAGGGGAGTTCAATTAGGCTGTTCAGCTTGTCAGATGGCTTTAGCTCAGGATTAACAAATATTTTTAGTCCAGCAAAACTCGCAAATCTTTCCCTCTTGAGAGATGATCCAACTACTATGAGCTAGTCATATTGCTGAGCTAAGACTTCAAAGTCTAAGATAGCTTTGGTTCTTTGAGCTTGGAAGATATAGTGGTGATCCACTCCTATATTATACTGTTCTTGGGACATGAATTTAGCAAGTAGTGACATGACTCTATCCATGCCAGCAGGTGTTATGCTGTTTTTCAGTCCCAGGGAAGTCTGAGCCAGTGCTGGTTCAAAGTGGAAACCCATCTCCATTCTCATCATTACCTCTTGCTTAAGAAAATCTCTCTTCTTGGTGAAGGTATTGTTCTTCACAGGGGGATTAATTCAACTATTCTTTGACACGAAGTCAATTTATTGTTGCTATCTCCTTGAGATTAAAGCTTCATTGCTTAGAGCTTCAGTGTAGGCCACGGATGAAGTTAGTGACTCTATATCAGTCTGCGAAGGAGCTTGCTTCATTTCCTTCCATTTCTACTAGGTCATTTATCCCTCTATGAGTTTTAATTGGTAGCCTATGTTCTTTGTGCTCTATACCCACCTTTCAGACAAGAGTTCTATTATCCACATTGGTGTATTTTGTCTTTGCTGGTAGGAGGATTCCATGTCTCAGAGAATCAATTCTCCTCTCTTGAATTAGGATCTCCATTTCAAGTTAAGATTTGTCACCCAAATCTTTTGATCTGTCGCTTTGAGAATATCAGTTAATTCAATGTGAGTTAATTGCTATCTAGTTGTGAGCAGATTGCAGTGATCAGGAGATTCCATGTATAAGATTATTTCAGAGTCAGGCCATATGTTTCCAAAATTGTCTCCAGCAATGTGAGCAACTTTCTTCTCTTGCAAGAACTGTATGAATATGACACTGTTGACTGTCCATGTGTTGTCTCATTCCATCTGAGCTGCTATTAGGGATTTTTCCTCTTCTGCAAATGCAATATCTTTGGTTGCATTTTTCTAATAAGTCAACCACTTGATGTAATCAGATCTGGCATAATTGAGAGAGATACCTTTGTACACAGCATAAGAGCCAATTGCACACTTTCCATCAGTTTCCATCTCATATAGACGCATACCCTTGATGTAGGGAGCTGTGTTAGCTTTAGAGAGATAGTATGCTTTGATCATCTCATCTTCATATGTCAGCAGGTTGCCTTCTCCCCTCCATCTGATGGTTTGATCATCCTCTTCCATTTCATCCTTAACCTCTTCAAAGAGATCCGGGAATTGTGGTGCTCTCTGAGGTGGAACAAGGGTTCAAGCTTTTTCCAGCTCAGACATGGCTTTCTTTTCTTTAGCTTCTTGCTTAACCTGCTTTCCTTTATCTGTTCTGTAGAAACCCTTCTTCTTCTCAGAGTGATTTTGCTGACT